CTGTTTGTCTATCGGCGCAGCCAATGTCGACGTGTATCCGTTCCTGGTGATCGGTGAAGACGCATGGGGCCAGGTAGCTCTCAAAGGCATGTCCTCGATCAAGCCTATCGTTCTGAAGGCTTCTCAGACCAACCACGCCAACCCGCTGGGCCAGTTCGGCTACGTGGGTGCCTCGACCTGGTTTGCCAGCGTACGTCTGAACGACGCGTTCATGGCCCGTATCGAAGCCGGTGTTACCGCCCTGTAACCTGCTGGGCGCCTCTTGAGGGGCGCCCTGTTTTGATTTGAGGAGATCGACATGCCCGAAAGTATCAAACAACGCATGCCTAAAGTGCCGGACATTCTCACTTCGCGTGAGATTCAGCCGCTGCTCGCCGCCATGCAAACTGATATCGCTGCCCTGGCCACGTCGTTGAATCAGCTCCGCGCTGACCACAACAGCTCGACAGTGCCGACCACCGCCGCTGCGGTGACACCCAACATTACCGCTTAAGGAGACACGCAAATGTCCTACAATATTGAACAAGTTAATAGCGGCTTCGTGTCGCTAACCGCTGCTGGCCTTGCCGAAGGCACAAACGCCAACACCTTTAAGACCACGAACACGCTGACGTACACCAACAACGGCGTATTCAAGTCCAAGGCTGGCACTGACAACCTGACTTTCTCCACGGGCCACACGGCCTTGGGCAACAGCCAGGCCTGTCTGTTTGGCGTCTGGATCGACAATTCGACTGCCTTCAGCACTTCCCAGGGTATGATCGTTGCTGCTGGAGATCCGTGCCCCGTGCCGAATGCTCCGGCTTCCAACGTGACTCTGGTGGGTCTGCTGAAAATCGTAACCAGCTCCAGCGCCACCTTCACGCCCAACAGCACCGACCTCAGCGCCACGGGTGTCGTAGACACCTTCCTCGACTGCATGGTCATGCCGGGTAGCGCGCAGTAAAGTCGCCGTCAGTTCCTCGCCTTTACAGCCCTCGGGGCGAGGAACTCTTTGACGAGTCGCGGGTAACTTCGGCTCGTCCTTTTTGGCAGCGAATTAAAAATAAACGGAGAAATAATATGGCGAGCACAATTGAAATAATCGACAACCGCGAAAGCATTGAGCCGGTTACCGGCAACGTCGATCTAAAGAAAATGGTCAAAGAAGAGAAGTTCATGGAAGAGACGGTTGTCGTGATGATCCACCCCGGCAACAGCGAAAACGACGCGCCGTACGCGCACCTGAACGTCAACGGCATGAATCAAATCATTCCGCGTGGCCAGAATGTGCCGATCAAGCGCAAGTACCTGGAAGTGTTGGCTCGGATGAAAGAGACCCGCTACCGCCAGGTAACGCCGAACCCGTCTGAGCCGGACAAGTGGGCGATGGTCGCAAATCACGGTCAGGTGTTCCCGTTCGTTGTTGTGGACGACAAGAACCCCAAGGGCCGCGCGTGGCTTGAGCACATCATGAGTGAGCGTGAATAATGACTTTTCTCCAGCTGATAAACCGAGCCAGGCAAGAATGCGGTGTCACCGGCCCTGACCTGACGACAGTTACTGGACTGACCGGCGAATCGCTTCGGTTTTACAACTGGATCAACTCCGCATGGGTTGACATTCAAACGGCGCATGAAGACTGGCAATTCATGCGCTTACCTTTTCAATTCAACACCGTGGCCTCGCAGTACCAGTACACTCCGACCGAGGTTGGCGTTGGGGCCACGTTTGCAAACTGGAAGAGAGACAGCTTCAGAGCGAGCAGCTTGACCGCCAATTACGGCGACGAGCAGCTTCTGAATTACATGGAATGGAACACGTTCCGAAATCTCTACCAGTACGCCAACATGCGCAACACGAGATCCCGCCCTGTTGTGGTGACTATCGTTCCACCCAGCAAGAACTTGGGCTTTGGCGCAACCCCCGATCAGGCGTATGTGATCGTCGGAGAGTATTACCGCAAGCCCACTGAATTCACTACGGCCGCAGAAGAACCGGATCTGCCACCTCGCTTTCACCTGATGATCGTGTACCGGGCGATGATGTTCTACGCCGGGTACGAGTCCGCCCCAGAGGTGTACCAGCGCGGTGAGCTTGAATTCAAACGGTTGATGAGCCGACTTGAGATCGACCTGCTTCCAGACATAATCAGCGGGCCTCCGCTGGCTTGAGGAGAGAAAGATGTCCACCATGCCGTCGATGCCTCGGGTGCAGTACGACCTGATCCGCTTGCGCGGTGGGCTGGACCAAGTTACGCCTACGCTGTCTCTGCCTCCAGGGTTCGTGCGCCGATCCGCCAACTTTGAAGCCTCCATCACAGGGGGCTACACCCGTATCGCCGGATACGAGCGGTTCGATGGCCATCCCAGGCCCTCTGACGCGATCTATGACGTGTTTCAATGCGTTCTCACAGGTGCGGTGGCGGTAGGTAACACCATCACAGGGTTGACGTCGGGCGAGACCGCAGTGGTAATTGCGATCGATGGCCAGAACTTGATCGTCACAAAAGAGAGCGGGAACTTTACTGACGGCGAAACTATTCAAGTGTCGGCAGTAACAGTCGGCACGTTGACCAGCCAGATCGGCGTGGTCGCGGACGGGCTGACTGACGCGACGTACCGCAACCTGGCAGCGGATTCGTACCGAAGTGACATCGCTATTGTGCCAGGGTCGGGGCCGGTGCGCGGGGTTTTCCTGTACAACGGCGTCGTGTACGCGTTCCGCAACAACGCCGGCGGCACAGCTCTGGCGATGTACGCCTCCAGCGGCAGCGGGTGGACCTCTGTGGCCCTTGGCTTTGAGCTGGGGTTCAGCAACGGCATTGCGGAGATCTTCGTCGGCGACACGGTTATAGGGCAAACCACTGGGGCTACCGGCGTGGTCGCCAGGGTCGTTATTGAATCTGGCGGGTGGGGCACGAGCAACGCTGCAGGCCGCTTGATCTTAAGTTCTACGACCGGGACATTTGCGGCGCCTGAAAACCTGCGGGTCGGCGGAGTAGTAAAAGCCCACGCCACAGGCCCGGCGACCGCAATCACACTGGCTCCAGACGGTCGTGTGGAGACCGTGATCGGCAACATCGGCGGAGGGGTGGCTAACTACAGGGCGTACAGCTGCGATGGCAAGAATCGCGCCTGGGAGTTCGACGGCACGACCCTGGTGCCAATCAACACCGGGATGCTTGATGACAAGCCCCAGCACGTTGCCGTGCATCGGCAGCACTTGTTCCTGTCGTTCGGCGCGTCGCTGCAGTTCTCCGGCTTAGGACTGCCGTTTCAATGGGCGCCCATTCTCGGCGCCGGTGAAATCGCAATGAACGCGACGATTACCAACCTGCTACCCTTGCCAGGTGATCAATCTAGCGGCGCACTGGCGGTGTACACCCGGCGAGACACCTCGGTGCTTTACGGCACCAGCTCTGCAAACTTCTCCCTGGCCACGTTCAACACGGGCACAGGCGCGGTGGCTTATACGGCGCAGACGATGGACCAGGCGTACGTCCTGGACGACCGAGGCGTGATCAGCCTGGGCACGAGCTTGAACTTCGGTAACTTCTTGCCGGCGTCGCTGACGATGAACATCCGGCCGTTCATGCAGCCGCGCATAAATCTCGCCACGGCCAGCACAGTGAATCGCGAGAAAGGCCAGTACCGGATCTTCTTCAGCGACGGCTACGGGGTGTACCTGACAATTTTGAACGGTTCTCTACTTGGCGCCATGCCGATGCAGTTTTCGCATGTGGTCAATTGCGCGTTTGAAGGTGAAGATTCTACCGGCGCGGCAAGAATGTTCTTGGGTAGCACAAACGGTTACGTTTACGAACTTGACCGTGGCACCAGTTTTGACGGAGAGCCGATACCTGCGTCGATTGGTCTGCCGTTCAACAGCACCAACTCCCCCAGACTGTTGAAAAGATACAGAAAAGCCAGCGTAGAAGTGACGGGAGATGCTTACGCGGAGTTCCAGTTCGGGTATGATTTAGGCTACCGAAGCCCGTATTTAACGCAAGACAGTGACTCTTCGCATACAAACGATTTGCGAGCCAGTTACTGGGACGACTGGACGTGGGATGACTTCGTGTGGGATGGCTCTGATGTTTCCCCATCTGAAGTTGAGGTCAGAGGCACAGCCGAGAACATGGCGATTCGGATTTCAGCCGTATCGGATATTCTCGAGCCCTTTACGGTCAACAGCATCATCGTCCACTACACATTCCGCCGAGGACTGAGATGACAAACAGTTACTACAACGGAGGCAACGTACCTGCTCCTAATTCCCCAGGAGCCTCGGTTGCCATTCGTAACGAGTTCACTCTCGTCACACAGGCTTTTGACAAACTGCCGTTGATTGCTGGCAATGCGAACAAAGTTGTTGTCGTAAACAGCTTGGGTACCGCGCTTGAGGCTACTGCCACGCCAAACCTGGGGACACCTACATCGTTGGTGTTGACCTTTGCTACCGGGCTTCCACTCACCACTGGCGTTGTCGGCATCTTACCGGTCGCGAACGGCGGCAGTGGGGTTGGCACGCTGACTGGATACGTGAAAGGCAGTGGTACTAGCCCGTTTACTGCAGCAGCGACTATCCCGAATACGGACATCACCGGGCTTGGCTCGATGTCCACGCAAAATTCCAACAGTGTCAGCATAAGCGGCGGGTCTATCTCCAACGCTACAATCACCGGTGGGTCGATAAACAACACGCCGATAGGCGCCGGCACTGCCAACAGCGGTGCGTTTACGACGTTGTCGGCCGCGAGCGGGACGATTACCTCTTTTGCTGCTACAACGGGCACCGTAGGCGGCGACACGATTGTCACCCTTACAGCAGCCCAGACGCTTAGCGGTAAAACATTCAACCTGGCCAGCAATACTTTTGTTGCCACGTCATCTCAGCTTGCAGCGGCGATATCGGATGACACCGGATCGGGGTCTTTGGTGTTTGCCAATTCGCCGGCTTTTGCCGGGACGCCCACGGCACCTACGGCAGCGCTTGGAACAAACACGACTCAGCTCGCCACCACAGAGTTTGTTCAGACTGCGGCTTTCAACAACGCGTTGCCTGGTCAGCTCGGCAATCAGTTTAAGTTTGTAACAACAGACGGCACTTCAGCGTCCTGGTCTTTTGTTCCGCTGACAACCGGCGTGAGCGGTGTGCTTCCTCCCGCTAACGGCGGTACAGGAATATCTTCGCCAGGTGCTATCGGCAATGTCCTTACCTCTAACGGGACAGCCTGGGTGTCTTCGGCGTCCACGGCTGGCGCTGAATCCTTTCTACTCATCAATGCGGGAGTAAGCTAAATGGCTACAAGTGCGCAATACACAAAGAACGCGCGGCAAGCGTCGGTTACCGTAAATACGGCTAACACTAACCGCGATGGCACCGGCACCATGCAGATTGCGTGGACGGCTCCTGCTTTCGTTTCTGACACCTTTCCAGGTGGTTCAAGAATTGAGCGAGTGGTGATCCAGGCTACCGGCACAACCACCGCTGGCATGATTCGACTTTTCGTCAGCAGTGACGCGGCGGCTAACACCGCAGCAAACACGTTTTTATACGAAGAGGTTGGGGTATCTGCAGCTACGCCCTCTACCACCGTTTCGGCATTTTCGGCGGTTCTACAGGCCGTGACGTATCAGACCCTGTTCCCGATCATCCTCGGCCCCGGCTGCACTCTTCGAGTTGCTACGGCAAACGCCGAGTCTTTCGTTGTTACCGTAATGGGTGGAGACTACTAACATGGCAAACGGTTCTTTTGGTCTGAGTGGATTCCCCACCGGCTCTTCTACTACCAGCGGCGGTGCTACAACGCCCTTCACCCAGAAAGAGATCACGGTTACGTCTGTAAACGGATTCTCCCAGGGCGATCTGGTGTATCAGTACAACAACGACTTCGCGCCCATTACGTCTGCTGCTTCTCCCGGCTCTACCAGATTTCCTGTGCCTACTCAGAAAGTCACCAACGCAATAAATGGTGGCACGGGTGGGTTTCAGTATCTTCTGTCAAACCGGAATAACAACAATCCCAGAACGATGGCAAAACTGTCCAACGGGAACATAGTGTGGACGTACAACAAAGCAATCGGCACTGGCACGAACCATCGTCCTTGCTTTGTTGTGACTGATGAAAACAATACAGTGGTAGTGGCTGAAACCATTATTGAGGCGACTAACCTGCCAGCGCGAGATTATGGCCCGGTCGTCTGCGCACTTTCTGGCGGTGGATTTGTTGTGGCATTTGTGAATGCTTCCAACAATCTTCGTTATGGTGTTTATACTAACGCCGGAGCTGTCACTACTGCTTTGCAAAACGACACTGGCGTGACGATCATTTCGACTACATCGATGAATCGACTCTCTATTGCTCCAAGGCCGGTGTCTGGTGGTTTTGTTGTTGCCGTTTTGGAGAACACAACCAACATCATCAAGCATCGAGTCTATGGCCCGACTGGTACAGCAGCGTATGTGTGGACTGCGAACAACACCGGTACTAGCGCAACCCAGATTCCGCGAGTTGCAGTAAGAAGCGATGATACGTTTGTGGTGGTGTCTACGAATAACGTTGCTAACACTTTTGTATATTACTTGTGGAGCGCAACAAACACTGCTGTTTCAAACTCCAATTTCTCGGCTACGATTGCTCAAAATCTTGGTACGGACGTTATTACCCTTACTGATGACCGATACGTCTTTATCGTAAGCACAACTACTGGGTTCTTCTTCAGAACGCTTACCGGGTCTACGCTTTCAGGAACCAGCATTGCACTTATTCCAAACACTGGCACGGCTACCTCTGGCGTTACTGCGGCTCCACTTTCCAGCGGAGGTTGGGCAGTCGCATGGACTATAGGAAGTTCGTTTGGGAGTAGCGATCAATTTATTTCTGAACTTGTTTTTGTAAATGTGTACGACACATCTAATACACTGGTAAGCCCAACGTATAGGGGGTCAACGTCCGCATACACCGGGTACCCTTACAACTATATCCCGGGCAGTATGAATAACGGGACTCCCTCGTTCTCTGTTCTTGAGACTAACGGGTATATCCACGTACTGTACGATGGGTTCGGGCCGACCAATGGCAACACAATGCAGTGGTCACGTTTTTCAAAAACCACGTATCAAATTATTCCTTTTACGTCCACGGTTTATAACACTTCTGGCGCTAATACCGTTTCCTTGACTACGGGCGCGTATGCTCCTGCGGCATCGAGTGTTACATCCGCTGCTTTTTATCCAGCAAGCACATCAACTCAAGGCTGGGTAAGTTCTGCGCCAACAGCGGCTCAAATTTTATCGGCGTCTCAAATTTTGGCTACGCAGACCTCGGTTGACTACACCCAAGCAGTAAGTTTGACCAACGGTAACGTAGTAGTGGCGTGGTCAGGAAATGACTCAGTCTCCGGCATAACTACATACTCCTGTAGACTTGTAATATTTAACGGAGAAGGCAATCTCATTTTTGGCCCGATTACTGTAGGAGATACGTCAACAGTATCACTTGCTAATACCATCATATCGTTGGCAGCAATGCCTGGTGGAAAATTTGCAATTTTTTCTAACGGTTTGTATGTCTTTAGCGCTACCGG